AAAATTAAAAGCAAATTGGATTCCAACCTCAAAAGAAAATGAAGGCGAATTTCTAAACCTTCAAAACCTTGCAGCCTCAGCCATTGTCGTGGCTAACCGTTGGTCAAAGTCCCTTGCTGGTTTTGCAACATCGGGGCAACTGGGAACAAACCAACAGATACGCCAAGAGATGGAATACTTGCAAAACACCGTAATTAAGCCACGTCAAAACCTTTTGTTATCAAAGATTATTAACCCTTTCTTAAAAGAAATTGGGCTTTATAATCCAGCATTCACCGACGTATCGTTTGGTATTTCTAACACTTTGCCCGTGTCTTTTATGGGCGAAATCAAGGTTGAAGAAAACCTTTCGATGAATGAAAAAAGAGAAATATTGGGTTACGCACCCGTAGAAATAGAACAAACAACCCCAACCAATGAGCCAATTAATACAACCGAGTGAAGTAATAGCTGGAGGGGTTGCACGTCCAACACCAGCCGATATAAGACTTGATAAAAGCCTTATTAGCCCACATATTCAAGATGCGGAGTTCCGTTGGATTGTTCCCGCCATTGGCTTAACCTTATATGATTCAATGGTTACAGACAAGGGAAGTTCAACCGCATTTACATCAACTTCTTATCAAGACATCTGGGACAAACAATTAAAATCCTTTTGCGCTAATGCCGTATTATATGAAGCTTCGCCATACATGGTAATGCAACTTGGTTCAAATGGCTTGTACACTTTGGATAACGAGTATGGACAAAACGTCGGGGTTGATGGTTTAAAGTTTTATCAAGATACCTTGTTACAAAGGTTAGATGTAAAAAAGAAAAGGATTAAAGATTTGCTTTGCAATTACTCAACACCTTTGACCGCCTTTATTCCCAGCGCCATTGGTTGTCCTGATTCGACTTGCGACGAACATGAGGAAGAAATTACAGACATTTACAACACTTTAGGCATTGTGCTATGATAGAGAAACCAAAAAAAGAAAGGCGATTCCTCAAGGCATTGGGGCGCGTCGGTGAAATATTATTACAAGAGGTTTTAATCAAAGTCGGGAGTAGTTTAATCAAGAGGATTGGAGGTAAAAAACAAATACCTTCAATTCTTTTTTTATTCCTTTCTATTAGCCTTTACGGTCAATTCCCTATTAATATAAATAAACAAAGATTAGGTTTCCAGACCACGGCAGACGGATTGGTTTGGCGGGGTTCAATTTCCGATACGGCAAGCATTCAACCAGTTTCAAATCAAAACGCATGGGTTATTCTTGACACCGTTAATCTAAAAATATATTCCTTTGATTTTACTTCTAATGTTTGGAATGCTTTGCCTCAGGGAACAAATATTGATACAACTTCGCTAAGTAATAGGATTAATTTAAAATTAAATATAAGCGATACGGCGGCAATGCTTTTGCCTTATGCTAAAAAAAGTTATGTCGATACGGCTGGCAGATTTTACGCGCGTCAAGACTTTACGAATGTTTCTTCCTCAACCTTGACTTGGACGCAAACGGACACATTAGTCCCAGCTGGTGTAAACGTGGTGCAAGTTTATAGAAACGGTCAAATACTTTTGCCAACCCAATATACCATACCAACAAACGCATCAGTTGTCATTGGTGCAACTGCTTTTAAGTTAGGGGAAAATTATACAGTTATATTTCCTAAAGGTGGCGGCGGTTCGGGTAGTGGTGGTTCGGGTTCACTAACCTCTATTTCTGGAGGAACAGGAATAACGGTAAGTCCTGACCCAATAACAACCACGGGCACGGTATCGGCTGACCTCACCGTATTAATGGAGTTATCCGATACAGTTACGTTATCCAATAGAATAAATAATAAGGTTAATATTTCTGATACGGCTTCAATGCTTCTTCCTTATTTCCGTGACGCTGATACCTCTTTATTAAATCTTACTTCCAGATTTGCATTGAAATTAAATGCAGCAGACACGGCTTCATTGTCCTCAAGAATAAACACGAAAGGAACGGTATCAAGCGTTGCAACGGGCTTCGGCTTGCTTGGTGGAACAGTCACAACGACGGGAACTTTGCTACTTGATTCGGCGATTGTATTTACACGAATACGGGATTCGATTGTTGACGTTGCTATTGGCAATGATACCATAAAGATTTTAAAACAAGAATATGCACCAGCCACGACAAGCGTATTAACTTGGACAATAACGCCTAAATTTCCGATTCAATTAAAGGCTTATATTTTAGTTTTTAGAAATGGTCAACTATTAAATAATGACCAATATAACCTAACTGATACAAATCAAATTACCATTGTTTCAACCTCGTTTAAAGTAGGTTCTAATTACACCGTCGCAACAGTCAGCGGGATTGGTTCGGTTGGGTCGGGTGTTTTTCCAAATCCTGTTTACCCTGAGGCTGGAATTGCGGTTAGTACGGGTACAACATGGACAACATCTATTCCTAATAATTCGACTAATTGGAACATTGCCTACAATGATAAAATAAACAATGCAGTTTTCACGGGAACAGATACAAAAACATTAACCCTAACTCAGTTAGACGGTGGAACATTTACACCAACCTTTAACGATTTACAAGGGGTGACGGGTTCGGGAACAATAGGTTTTATTCCAAAATTTAGTACAACGACCGAGGTAACCAATTCTGTCATTCAAGAAAGCAGCGGAAATATTGGCATAGGTGTAGCGCCAATAGCAAATCTTACTTTTGACGTAGCTAAAAATATTTTATTAAAATCTGGCAGTACGGGAATTGCATCTATTTTGTTTTCGGAAACAGGAACACCCTCTTCTACCGATGTTGAATTTGGTGGCATATTGAGATATAATGGTATTCTTGATAGAATGGAATTAGTAACAAGAGATAATTTAGGTGGTTCAAATGTTACGAATACAGGCTTAACAATGGATAGGATTACAGGAAATATTGGTTTATTAAAACCTACAACTATATCCTCAAGCTTAACCGTCACAGGCAACATTACCGAAGGCGGCAACAATGTCATGACTAACCTTGACACGGTGAGCCTAAGTAATCGTATTGATGCAAAATTAAATAAAACAGATACGGCTTCTCTTTCAACACGAATTGACTTAAAATTAAATAAAACTGACACGGCTACAATGCTTAATCCTTATTGGAGGTCTGGCAAGTTTTCGGGAACTTTACCAATAGCCAACGGTGGAACAGGCGCTGAAAATGCATCCGTAGCAAGAAGTACGCTTGATGTTGGTTATGTTTTTGTAGAATCAACCGCTGGAAGTTCAATTAATTTATCAAGTAATCGAGTTTCTATTGTAAATACTGGCGGCGCTTCAACAACATCCATAGATTTAACAACCGCAACAAATGGAAGGCAATACATGATAAAAAACCTTGCAACAGGAACAGTAATTAGCACCGCATCAAATGTTATACCTTTTAGTGGCGGTTCAGCTGGAACTGCAATTTTATCAGCTGGAAATGTTACGCCTCAATGGGTTACATTAGTTGCTGATGGCACTAATTGGCATATAATGCAAAGAAACTAAAAAAACATAAACATGAAACAACTCCTTTCCCTCTTCCTCTTCCTTTTGCCTTGCCTTGCATGGGCACAGTATCCAAGTAACGGTAACCAAAAGATAACGCTCGGAGAACAGACGACTGCCGATGGGCTTATTTGGCGGGGCGTGGCGGCTGATACTACATTGACGGCAAAGAGCGACACGGCAGCTTATTTTGTGCTTGATACGGTAAACATAAATCTTTACACTTACAAGGCTTCGGCAACGGGGCGAAAGTGGCGACAGTTAGGAGCGGACACGGCAGCTATTGCTTATGTAAATACCTATGGAACGCAAACGGTAAATGGGGCAAAGACATTTACAGACACTATGAGAATAGAAGATGCAATAAAGGTAGGTGCAAATAATGCTTATGTTTATTCAGCTGGAACAGGCAATTATTATTTTGTAAAAAATTATAAAAATCAATCTGGCAATCATTTTATTATAATCGGAGATGGTACAATGTCAAATGCAACTACTGTATCAAATCCTACATCATCAAGGGTTGGAGGTGTTGCTATTGGGTATAATGTAATGAAAAATTTGTCTCAATCAGCAAGTACAAATAATGGAGTTTATAACTCTGGCGTTGGCTATGGTGCTTTAGAATCTGTAACAACAGGTAATTTTAACACGGCATTTGGACATTTAGCATTAAATAAATTAACAACAGGTGGGTCAAATGCTGCACTTGGAACATCAACTCTTGAAAATGCAACAACTACAAGTTCAACTTTAGGAATAGGTGATGGCGCATTAAGATTTTTAACAAGCGGTTCTGATAATGTAGCAATTGGAGGTAATTCTGGAACATTTGATAAAAATGATAATCAGTTAAATACAATAAACCAAAGTGTTTTAATAGGCAGATTAACCAACCCAACAGCATCATCGACTAATGAAATAGTAATAGGTTATGGAGCAAAAGGTCAAGGTTCAAATAGTATAATGCTTGGCAACTCCTCTATTGATGCTACAAATGGCTTATATTGTTATGACACAGGCATTGCATCCCCTTCAGATGCAAGAGATAAAACTAATATTGAAAATTTAAACACTGGCTTAGAATTAATTTTAGCTTTAAGACCTGTTAAATTTACTTGGAATATGAGGGATTATGGTAATGTGGGAAATAAAGACATTGGTTTTATTGCGCAAGAAGTTGATAGTGTGCAAAATATTGTTGGTGAAGCAGATAACATAAAATTAGTAAATACTAATAATGATGACAAATATTGGATGCAAAGAGATAATTTAATACCTATTTTGGTAAAAGCAATTCAGCAGCAACAAAGCCAAATAGAACTTTTAAAACAAAGAATATTAAACCTTGAAAACAAATAAAATGAAATACCTATTTTTTATTTTTATTCCTATTTTTTCCTTCGCGCAAGAAATTAAAAGCGATACAATGTATTTGCAAAAAGATGGAAAAAATTATTTTATTGTAACCGAAATTTTGTACGTAGATTCAACGCGAAGTATTACTAAAAATCTTTATGGAGATAGCTTACAAAGTATTGAAAGACTTATTTACAACTCTGAAAAAATAAGTAACAAATACGCTGAAGTTGCTTATCCTTTTATTACTATTGGAAAAGCAAATAAAGATTTAAGGTTCTACAATGATTTGCACCAACAAATAAGCGGTAAGCCTGTTTATTTTACAACGGCTCAAAGAGACACGGCAAAGTTTCTCGGTGACTGGAAGTTAAATTTTAACGGTGAAATTATTGATGGAGTAATTCAATTAAACAGCAATAAGCGTTTAATCTTTAATCCAGACAATGGCAAGGTGTACACGATTTCAACCAACCTTCTTTTATCCACATTTACCAATCAAATATCTTTTAACTTTAACGGTGTTAAATACGACTTGTACAAATACGCTGATGGCAAGTTTGCAACGGTAGATGGTGATGTGAGATTAATAAAACTTGAATAATGAAAGCAGTTATTTACAACATTTTTAAACTTGGTTACGATGGCATCGCCTATTCCATTTGTTGCGGAGTTATATTCTCGTTTTTCCTACCCATCAAACATTTTTTGATATTTACAATCTTTGTTGTTTTTGCAGACACAGTCACGGGAATCATGGCGGCAAAGAAAAGGGGAGAGCCGATAACGAGCAAAGGGCTTTATCGCACATCGCAAAAGGTGGTAACTTATTTCTGCGGTATAATGATTTTTCACGGGGCAAGTATTACTTTTGGACTGCCATCGCAAATCACCTATTCTGTCAGCTTCATTATTGCAGCCACTGAATTGTTTAGTATTTCGGAAAATATAAAGTCCATTACTGGCACAAATATCGGTACAATTATTCTTAGATTTTTTAGACGTTAAAAACAAATAACATGGAAACTAATTTTAAAGAAGTTTTAAAAAATGCAGATACAATTTCCAGTCCTTTAGGTTCAGTGAGTTGTTACGCTTTTAATTTTGCGGAACTTGCACAAGAGGTAAATGTACTTCTTACTGATGATGGAAAGAAGGTCAAATTTACATGGCGAGAATATGTTAAACTTGCTCAAATCATTTGGGATAAAATCAAGGAGACAAGCCGCGAATGTGCTGGAAAAGAGATTTCGGTTAGTTTACCGCCTAAATTTTCTTTGATTTCCGCAGCTTTTTCGCTCATCGGGTTTAAATTATAGGCGCAGACGAATCGCTACCTTATGCACCTGAGAAGGGGGTCTATTGATTTAGACTCCCTTTAAAAATATATAAATATGAAAGCAAATAAATTTTGTGTTTTCCTTGATGCTGGGCACGGAGGCATTGACGATAAAAAAAAATTACCCTATAATTACACAACTTACCCGTCTAAATGTTACCAGCATAACAACTCAATGTTCCACGGCTACGGCTGGTTCTTTGAAGGCGTGTTTAACAGGGAAGTTGCGGCAAAGATTGAGCAGTATTTAAAGGACTGGGGAATGTCGGTTATCAATGTTTACGACCCTGTTATTGATATTAGCCTAACTAAGCGCGTAGCAAAGGCAAACATGAACGCCCAGAACTATGAGGCTTCGTTGTTCCTAAGTATCCACGGCAACGCGGCAACACCAACGGCAAGGGGCTTTGAAGTGTTCACATCAATCGGGCAAACAAAGGCTGATATTTACGCCACCTTTCTTTTTAATGAGGTCAAGGAGGCTTTCCCAAAATGGGTTTATAGAATGGATACTATTGACAATGACCCAGACAAGGAGGCTAATTTCTTTGTACTGAGCCAAACAAGTATGCCAGCCGTGTTATCGGAAAACGGTTTCTTTACCAATTACAAAGACGCGTTGATGATGTTCGACCCAGTCTTTCAAAATACATTGGCACTTTGTCATGCCCGTGCGGTGGTTGATTACGCAAAGACGCAAGGGGTTACCTTTTAAAATGGAAAGGGTTGACGCAACTGCCAACCCTCTAATTCACCACTCCTAAACTAATTAACATAAACAAACGTAATCAATTTCTTAATTTATAATTTGATTTATAATTTTCAAAGATAAATTTGTGACGGTGTCCCCGTCTGTGCTTTTATACAACCGATAAGCGATTGTAAGCATTCGCCCTTTGTCCATTGACTCAATAGGCGGCTTCCCGTTTGGAAGTAATGGCTCAAGATAAAATTTTAATAAGGCTATTTTACTATTCAAACCGTCTGAAAATCTAATCGGTTTAGGGTAGGTTTTAGCAATCCTTTCAATTTCCTTCCAAGTGCTTATCTCAATTCCGTCGATTAATTCACTATTTCTTTTCATGTTTTTGGTAATTTTTAGCCTGTAAAGCAAGAGTAAAACAATCGATTTCGTCCTGACTTATTTTGGCGGTTTTAAAATTTGGTTCAAATTTGTAACCTTCGCTTTGGAAGATTTTTAAAAATATTTCTTTTCCCCATTTCTTCCCCTTTTGCTCAGGGCTTATGTTGTAACCTTCGTAACCGTTTTCCTTAATCCATTCATAGGCTATTCTTGATGCTCCTTGATTCATGCCTACATTTCGGGACATACGGGAAAGGATTGCGCGGTTAATAGATGAATTAAAGGTTACATTTTGAAGGCTGGAATCTTCAACCAGTACGACAGGGTGTTCGTATTGTACCCACTTTGGAACGTCGAGGATAAAATCCACGAACCTTTTATATTTCGTGAATTTTACCTCTTTGCCTTGAATGATGCAAGCCGCCATTCCGTTTATTCTAATCGCTGGGTCAACCCCGATGTATGTCCTCAAAGTGTTATCGTTTGGAACGAAGTTACATAACCCTTACTTTCTTTTGGTGCATCTTCCGTGACTTTTTTTACAACAACCCTTCTTTTGCGTCTTTTGATAACTTTTGGCTCAACTAAACCGTATGCTTCAACCCCTTTGTTAACAAAGTTTATTTCCAAAAGGTAGCCAAAACATACGATTGTTCCAACAAAAAAGAACATGGTTATAAATTCGCTTCCAGAATACTTTTCCATTAACCCGAAGAAAACTTCGATTAACGCTATTACCGTTGCGCCTAAGGCTATTTTAGGCGGGAAAGGGCTTCTTCCCTTAGTAGGGTTTAAAAAGTCCATGAAAACGACTGCAAATCGTCCAAGTTGTAAAATGGTGGAAGCGGTAATTGCAACCCAAAAATTAATCGGTAAAAAAATGGCAGTTAAATAAGCATTAACCCCGTAGGTTAATACTATTGTCAAAAGCATAATCGTTGGAATGTTGTCGCTGATGCTTTCAAACGTCCATTTAAACTGGGTGTTGGTGAAATTCTTTTCCATTTGTTTTTTGTTTTTTAAGTGGTGAAAAATTCTTTGTTCCTTTCGGTTCGTAAATTTATAAATAAATATTTACATAAAAAAATATTTACACAAATAAATAAAAAAAAAGTTAAAAAACATTGTATTCTTTCTTCAAAGGAAAGTTATCCCGTTTGATTTGCCAGTACTCCGCCATCAATGAGGCACGAAATTTGTAATCGGTGTCCGTGTGGTATCCTGATTTGTACACGCATTTACAAATACTTTCGTATAACTTAATTCCTTTCATCTTGTAATTTGCCTTTTTACAGGCGGCGTATCTTCCTGAGTTCAAAACACCAGCCCAAAGGTTCATACCTTCTTCCGTGGTTTCTGCGCTCATAAACTTTGCCTTAATGTATTTATTTCGTCCCTTAATTACCTCCCGTGTTTTGTAAGTTACATAACCATGACCTTTTAAAGCCTTAACCCCTCCAGCGTTTGCGTGTTTGCGCCAAAGTTCGGTTTCAACGCCTTGACTGGTTGCCTCGATGATGAAAAAGGAATAAATCATTGACACAGGAAAGTCGGTTAAGACGTGGACGTTCATTAACATTGACTCATAACAATAAGCAAGGTATATGCGACGAAGCTTCGCCCTGTCAACTTTTGCAAGGTTTCGAAAACCTCGTCCTTCCAGCGTTTGCCTAAGTTGTAACCCTGATAACTTGCGCACCTCGTAACCGTACGACCGTGACCCGTAGGCGCTTTCATCAATCTCTTTATCCTCAGCCTTTGCGGGAAAGGTCAACGTCGTTATTTTATGGACGTACACCGTGTCACGCTCAATGACGGGAACAAAAGACGTGTACTGGTAGCTTGTATTTATTGGGGAATAAATCAACCCAATAACAAAAGCAATGCCAACCCCTCCAGCAATCTGGAAGGGAAGGCGTTTGTTTTGTGGAACGTAAGTTTCTATTATTGGCTCTTTCATAATTATTGCATTACTGGTTCAGCGTAAAAGTGTCCGCCATCGTATTCAATCGTTTCGTCATTGGCGTCTGCAATAACATTGCCGTCGCAGTCTCGGATAAGTCCACCCCATGTAAACTCATCCTCAGGGAAATAATCTTCATTGCGCATCTTTGAATAAACGATTTCAACTGCATGACGCTTTGAGTAAGCTACAACTTCCTCGTTTAAATCTTGATACCTTTTGGCGTTGCCAAAGTACATAACTGAATAAATTGTCTTTACCATTTTGGTTGTTTTTAGTTGTTAAAAGAAATTTCAAATTCTACTAACCCTGATTTAGATAACATATTTTCAATATCATGGCAAATGTCTTCCATGTCTTCCTCAAACGTGGTAAAAGTCCAGCAATTTGATGCAACTTGTTCTTCTTGAATATCAAAAATACAAGCAATGTTAAGGTCTCTGATAATATCTTGAGCCTTTAGTGTTTCTCTTAGTGAAGTGGTTAATGTAATCATTTTGGTTGTTTTTGTTATTTTCAATATGTAAATTTAATTTAAATTATTTACATAAAAAAATATTTACAACATTATTTTAAAAAAAAATCCCGTACCAATGAGATACGGGACAAATTCAACCAAATGATGCAATACTTATTTCTTTATCTTCAACCTCAATACCCAGTTCTTTAAACTTTTTTATCGCATCTTCAACCGTTTCTGCGTCGGTGATAATTCTCCCGCTTTTCCATTTGATTTCGTATTTCATCAGTACCATTTTTTTACAAGGTCAACAATGAAGTAAATGGCAAAAGCCAAAGTTAGGATACCTCCAGCCGCAACAAAGATACTGGCGGCGTCCCTGATTAATTTTTCTCTTTCTCGTTCTGTAAGCATTTTTTTTCTTTTTGTTTTTGACGGTACGCCTTCGCGTATGCCCTAATTTTATCAATGTTTTTTAAATACTGTTCGCGGTTTGCCTCTTTTCGTTTTGCCTTTTCCTCAGGCGTCTTATCGTGGTATTTTTGTTTCTTTTGTTCCAGGTTTTTAATTCTTCGTTTTTCCTTTTGGTAGCGGGAAAGGTTCTTGTAATAATTTCTCATGTATTCGTTTCGCTTTGCTCTTTGTTCGTCGGTCATGGCTATTTATTTAAATGAGTGTAAAAAACTTGTATACGTTTCGCTTATCTCTTTGCAAGTCTGCTCAATCAGGACAATGGCTTTTAAAAGTTCTTCCATTTCAAAAGTGTGGTTTAATTCATGGCTTTCGCCCGTGAAAGATAAGCCGTCTTTTGTTCTCTTTGTCCCCAACCAGTTGATTTGACTTTCTGGTATTGATTCACCATTGACAAACATGGCAAGGGAATAAACTTTCATTTGAAGGCTATCTTTTAACGTGTCCATTGTCCACGGTTTTCCTGAGGTTTTAAAGTCAATAACCCTGTTATTTTCAACGTCCCAAACGTCAATGAAACCTTTAACTTGAATGTCGTTAATACTCAGGCTTATTTCCTTTTCAGCCTCGCAACCTTTGAAGCTTTGAATTTTGTCAATGTAAAAATCGGGAAAGGTTTCCATGATAATTCCATCTTTAATATACGCTTCGGTATCTTCGGCAAATTGTTTGCCAAAGTTCATGTAAATGGAAGGCTCTTCTGGAAGGTTAAGGAAATATCGGTTGATGTACTTTTGTCGGTCGGAATACCAAAGGTTTATTTGACTAACTGATATATATGGTTTTGGTAAAAGCATCTAAGTTGTTTTTGTATTGGTAAATCCCCAGCCATTTTACAGGCTGGGGCAAACTAACCAATATGAGATTAAAAGAATTTTCCGATTTGAATAAATATCGTGGCGGCTGCTGGTTGCGCTTGCGCTGGTTCTAAGCCTGAGGCTTGCAACTGGTGAAATATGTCGGCGTATATGCCTGTCATAAAGGTTGCCTTTTCGCTTATTTCTTCAGCGGTCAATTTACCGTTCGTTTTAGGGGGTACATTTGCCGCCTGTTGCACGTTATTTCCTTCCGTGGGTGTTTGTACCTTTTCGGGTAATTCGTTCGCCGTAACCATATCAAAAGCAATCTTGTAACTTTTACCGTCGTGGATAATGGTTACGACTTCATCTTTTTGTAATGCCTTTAATTTTTCGTCATCTGGTTTCCCGTACACGCGAATGTCCGTTCCGTTTTCCAATGTGATTGCGGCGTTAATAGAAAGTCCGTATTGTCCTTCAAAAACTTTGCCCGCTGTGTATTTAACTCGTCCTTTTAGAATATTCATGACCCATGTTTATTTGAAAGTTTTGTGAATCGTACCATAAACTTTTTTTATGGTCGCTTATTTTTTTCCAGTCGATTTCCTCGTTATAATGTATAGCATTTCCAGATACAAAGTATTTTTCAAGTTCACCGACCCCGCGCTGCCTCCACCATTTTTTTAGGTGAAGGGGCTCAACAATATGGGAAGGGCAAACGGTCGTAGTTACGTTAATTACAAAGTCGTGGATATTCATTTGTTTTCTCTTATTGTTTGGCATTTAATAATCGCTTCATTGCACCTTGTAATAACCTCAAGTCTTAATCGGTTTATCGCGGTATCCAACGCCTTTTCATCGTGGGCTTCTAAATTCTTTAAGATTGTTTTAATCATGTCCAAATAATGCTCATGGTTAGCATCTTTATGAAACATTACATAAACCTCAATAATTCTTTGTGCGTAAATCCAAAAGTCCAAAGTAATCAGGTAATCGGCGCGTGCCTCATTTCTTAATCTTTCTTGTTCCCCTTCAAGGTACTTAACGCGAAGTTCATAATACCTTATTAAGGCGTTGTCCGTAAGTGTGTTTGCTAAAGCTTCCATCTTGGTTGTTTTTAAAGTTGTTAATTAATTCTTTATGATTACCCAGTCCATTTCGTTCTCATCCACAAGGGGCATAAGATTACGGTCATTAATAACTGGGTACAATTTAAGGTCAATGTCCTCAGGCTCAAATGTCCAGCCGTGTATCTCCATCCCTTCGTCCGTGTGGCGTGGTAAATTATCTCCGTGCAAGCCGTGACCGTGGGAAAAAATAACGTGGACAAAGTGACCCAACTTTTTATCAAGGCAACACTTGACCGTATATTTTGTGATACTCATTTTTTTTAGTTTTATAATGCAGTTAACTCGGATGCTGCACCCCGTTTAATATTAAACTCCTAATAAATGATTAGTAGCTTCGTAATAAGTGTCGTGAAATATTTCATTGCCACGATTATCTGTTGTCAGAAATTCTGCGCTTTGACCAAAGCAACTAACAATGGTTATTCCGTTTTCAAGTAATAACCAAACATATCCAGAAAACTTATTAAATCCAACGTCTTCAATGTCGTTAGACCTAATTTCGTAATCTTCATTATATGTATTTAAAATAATTTGTAGGCTTTCCAAATCTGAAGAACCTAATGTGTTTAAAAAATCTGTAAAATTTGTCATGATTGGTTGTTTTTTGTTTTAATCAATATGTAAATTTATAAATAAATATTGTAATAAAAAAATATTTACAACATTATTTTAAAAAAAAAGTGGGAAATAAAATACTTCCCACCATGAAAACCAGATTGCATGAAAATTATTTCTTATTTAAAACGATCCTCCAGACCGCCAACTTTTGCGCTATGATGATTGCCCGCTTTTTTCCTTCTTCTTCAACCCGATGCAACTGGGTTTTAAAGTCAATGTAACTGTCTGCTTGTATCTTTTGTTTCTTTGCTATTTCCTGAGCCTCTTCCCAGATGGCTCGTTTTTCCCCTTCGGCGTAACCGATTAACCCAGCCTCCATTGCGGCGTCGTACCAATAGACGGGAACGTCTTCGTATGATTCACCCTTAAAGCCGCTTAACATTTCGGGAAATTCTTCGTAAAACTTGCGCTTTGCCTCGACTTGCCTTTGTTCTTCTTCCATCTTTGCTCGTTTCTTTTCATCTTCCATATCCACGGTAAAATAAACCTTTTGCCGCCAGTTGATATACGCGGTAAGGATTCGCCCAATGGCAGCCAAATCAACTTTGCCGTATAACTTATGGTCATCAATATTCAATTCTTGCCGTGCAAACTTTTCAAAGGCAAGTTTTATTTCATCAACCGCGATTAATTTGTAAGTGGTAATAAACTGAGTCACCTCAACCAAATGTTCTGGACTTGCATCAATGCCGTACAGGGGAAGGATTTGTTTTACGACTTGGTTAATTTTGGGTAAAGATTCCACAATACCCGTTTTAAAAAGTCTTTTATCTCGATTGTCGATAACAAGTTGAATATCCTGTATCTTTTCCTCGATGTTCATTGCAATAGCTGGTAAATTCATATTGGTTGGTTTTTATTGTGTTTGATATTTCTTCATAGCCTCAGCCAAAAGCCTGTCAACTTCATCGTCATACGCTTTTTTCTTTGCCGCTGGTGAAGACGTCTGGTAAGCCGTGTATATTTTTCCCGCCTGTCCGTATAAAATAGCTGGAGTAAAATTTGCTTTTAACCATTTGTCAGGCAATGACCAAGCGGCTTGTAAAAATACTTTTAATGCCTCATTTGTATCGTTATTCCTGTCAACCTTCTCAAGCCAACGCAACAAATATACCATGCCTCCAGCATCTTTCGGACTCATGATATAATGTCCCTTTTGGTCAGTCGGGTACGCCGCGCCTGATAACTGTTCAAAGGTTTGGCAAAACACGGTGAAAGCTTCGTAGGTCGGGTTTGGTTTGCGCTCGGCTTTTGGCTCGCTTTCTTCTTTTCTTTTCGCGGAATTTTTCTTTTCTTCTTTCTCTCCTTGCAAATTAGAAACAATAGTAAACGGGTTTACTTTGGAACTTTGCTTTTCATCAATTGTAATTTTTTCAAATGTCGAAAACTCGTTTTCAAAATAAATATCTGTTGTATTCTTTGTAGTATTCTCTGTTGTATTCTCTGTAATAGTTTCGTTAAATTCGCTATTACTGTTTCGTTGATTTCGCGTTTTCAGTTTCGTTGATTTCGCGGAACTGAAATTGTGAATTTCACTAATCAACTTTTCAGCATTTATAGAATAGTAAGTTTTTGCTGGAACTCCTTTAGCTTTAATTTCTATAAATGACATTGACTTTAATTTATTCTTTGCTGTTCTTAGTTCACTTTCAGAAAGACAAGTTTCTTCCATTATTTCAGCATCAGTTTTATAAAATATTCTGCCATTCATTGCTCCATACCAATACATTAATTGACTAAGCAATAATCCAGCGTTCACGCTTCCAGTTATCTTTATATAAATAGGGTAAACCGCGATTGGGCGTTGGTTTAATTGTATTAATAAGTTCTTCATAATTAATCAATTTTATTTAAGTTAGCAAATTCTCCATGATATTTTATGGCGGCGTCGTTGTAGGCACGGGCGGCGTCGATTGGGTCGATAAAATCTCCAATATTTATTTTTTTATTATTAAATTTAATTGAAGCCCTATAATTATTCCTATCTTCTTGATAAGAAACACCTTTGTACCCACTTTTATTATTTATAGATATTTTAGAATTTCTCATATTTTCTGCATGAGTACATATTCTAAGATTATTTTTTTGATTATTTAAAGGATTTCCATCTAAATGGTCAATAACCATACCTTTATCAGGTTTCATAATAAATCTATGCATAAAAATACTATTTTGTTTATTTTTAGATACTGTAATATTTCTTACTACATAAAATTTTCCATTCTTATTATTTGCACACCACTTCCATTGGTTTAAATAATCGTAATCGGCATCGTCTACCAGCGCGACCTTGCCTTGAGTTAATTGTATTTCTTTCATAATCCAAATAAGTTTGGAGCGCTAATTTTCCATTGCTCAAGTTCTTCTTTAGTTGTTTTCATTGCATCTATAATACTGCCATTGCATTCTGGGTAATCTCGGCACATAAGCCAAATATCGCCCTTAATGGATTCATTGACTTGTATTTCTTTGTATTCATAAAATTCCATACAATGAATGCAAACGCAAGTATCAGATTGTTTTGGAATAGGATAAAAAGGAAAATTTTCTCTAAATAATTTAGTTCTTTCTTTCCCTTTGTAAGTGATGTAATTTTTGGGCATCATGATAAAATAAAAAATGCCCCAACAAGTGCAGTCGCTGGGGCAAGGTTGAAACAATGTAGGATTTGTTCCATTTCCTTTGAAGGGCTGCACTCCGTTCAAAGGATATGTAAATATACAAAAAATTATTTACATTTTTACAACCTTTTTCCTGGCATCAGGAACATGGTTAAAAATTGTGCAAGGGCTGGATTTAAAAATTTGCCGTCTTTCCGTGCTGTCACTCGTTTATTTTGCGCTCTTTCGACTTTATGAGTTAAGCCCTGTTAACCGTAAGCGTTTCGGTTCGTCTGCAATAATATGTAAACCTGTGACGAATTTTCCTTAATGTTTACATCTTGCTAAGCAACAAAGATAAAAATAATTTTGTTAAAAATAATATTTAATTTATAAAATAATAAAGTTTATATTTGCCCTATGAACTATTTGATTATTACCTCAATTACTGGAAACAAAGACATACTGGTTGACCCTGAGACGACCTTTGATAATTGTACTTACCTTGCTTTTGTCGATGAAGTTAACCATGACCTAAATGTTTGGAATCAAGTCCAGAATCATCAGTTTAGCATGATTGACCCGTTGAAGCACAGACGAAACGCAAAGGCTGAAAAAATACTTTGCATTCCTCAGGCTTTAAAGATTGACTTTGATTACATTATATGGCATGATGGAACACACCAACTGGCAATCCATCCCGAAGAAATAATCAAGGAATACGGCGACGCCGATTTGTATCTTTTCCGCCATGCCCAAAGACGTTGTTTATACCAAGAAATAGCCGCCGTGCTTGAGGCAAAGTTAGACAATGAAGACCTTGTAAAAAGTCAAATGAATTTTTATCAATCGGTTGGAATGCCGCCTTATTTTGGGCTATATGAAATGGGGTGTTATATCAGGAAGGTGAATCAAATTACGATTGATTTTGGTTTAGCTTGGTTTGAACAAGTCTGCAAGTTTTCCAGCCGTGACCAGATTTCTTTTCCTTTTGTCCTTTGGAACTACGAGGAAAGAATAAAGGTTGCAATCTTAAAAGGTAACTGTTCAAAATATATCGGGACGCCGTTTGAAAACGAGGGAAATAAATATTTTATAAATCATGCAAACCACATTAAATGATACCATTATTTAAAGTTGCCATGAATCCAGAGGCATCAAAAGCCGTGGACAAAGTTTTATCCTCAGGCTTTATTGGTCAGGGTGAAGTGGTGGAGGAGTTTGAACGCCAATTAAAGCAAAGCTTCAATAATCCTTACCTTGTTACGGTCAACTCAGGGACAAGCGCTTTGCAACTTGCTTTAAGAATAATTAAGGACAAACACCCCGAAAAGAAATACATTATATCAACTCCTTTGACTTGCACGGCAACCAACTGGGCGATACTTGCGGCTGGGTTCGAAATAATGTGGGCAGACATTGACCCTAACACTTTAAATATTTGTCCCTTATCGGTGGCTAAATCTATTACTCCTTTGGTTGCCGCGGTTATGGTTGTCCATTGGGGAGGTGCAGCAGCAGACGTAAAGAAAATAAAGTCATTAACGGGGCTTGATATTATCGAAGATTGCGCACACGCCTTTGGCTCATATTACGAATTACCAGCCACTAAAGACGAAAGTACATTGGTTGGGAACTCAGGAAATTACTGTTGCTTTTCCTTTCAGGCAATAAAACACCTTACCACGGGTGACGGTGGAATGTTGGTTTTACCAAATGAGGAAGAATATAAAAAGGCAAAGTTACTTCGTTGGTATGGCATTGACAGGGAAGGTGACCGAAAGGATTTTAGATGCGAAGCACCGATAAACGATTGGGGTTATAAATTCCACATGAACGACATCAACGCCGCCATTGGGATTGAGAACCTTAAAATATTTGGGGATAATGTTAGAAGACACCAAAATAATGCTGGTTTTTACGACTGGTGGTTAAATGAAAATAGTAGGTTTATAACCCCTTTGTATTACGACGAAGGCTCATCATATTGGATTTATTCAATTTTGGTTGAGGACAGGGACAATTTTCAAAGGGCAATGAAAGAACGTGGTGTAATGACTTCGCAAGTTCATGAGCGAAACGATTTACACCCGTGCGTAAAGCAATTTAAAACGGAACTTCCAAACATTGAAAAGGTAATTGGCAAGTTGTCAAGCCTTCCAGTTGGTTGGTGGGTGACGGACGAGGACAGGGAATATATTGTTGAACAGATAAAAAAAGGTTGGTAGATGGATATTACTAAAGAATTAGTTGAATATTTACACAAATACACAAAAAGACCTAATAAATATTTTATTGAATTAATAGGAATTAATGAAGTTGGTGGTTTTGAAATGATGTTCAAAATAATTGAATTATCAAATATTCAAAAATCATATAAAAGAAGTGCAAATAAAAAAATAGTAAAGCTTCAAGATATTTATAATAACTTTTTAAAAACAAAAGCATGATTAAATTAGTCGTAAGTGGTCGCGTCGGTCAGGACGCTGAGGTAAAAAATGTTGGCGATAATACCGTTTGTTCTTTTTCCGTAGCACACACTGAAAGGGTTTACGGTCAAGTGCAAGGAGAAAAGACGATTTGGGTTACTTGTTCAATTTGGGGTGAACGTGGTGTCAAACTTGCGCCTCATATTGTAAAAGGTACATTTGTGGTCGTGGAAGGAACAGGCGGGGTGAATGGATACCTAAACAAGAATACTGGTGCAGCCGAAGCTGTCATTCGCTGCATGGTAAATTCTCTTGAATTTGGAGGCAAGCCAACAACAGGGGAAAATCCAAAGGTAACAGAAGCAACGACATTTAAATCAGAATCAGAATTTCCTTTCTAATTATGAATGCTGAAAGAAAAAAAGAATACAGGAAAACAATAAGCGAATACCAGAAAAAAAAGTATTTGGAATATTTGAGGAATAAATACAATGCCTTAACGCCTGAAAAAAAGGCTGAATTACTTGCTAAAAGAAAAGCAAATTATCAGGCAAACAAACAAAAAAAGATTAATGGCATATTTTAACTACGATATACCATCAAGTTATTATAAGAATAACATCGGTAAGACCCTTTACAATACGGTGCTTACAATGAATCCCGATATAATCATTGAGTTTGGCACGTTGCACGGTTATTCAGCCGTCGCAATGGCTCAGGCGTTAAGGGACTTAGATAGCGATACCGTCATCATGTGCCATGACCTATGGCAAAAGTACCCTTACAAAAATACATCGATGGATAAAACACAGAACACCATCGACCAACTTGGCTTAACAAAATATATTGAATTGATTGAATGGGATTTTTATAATTGGAAACCCGAACCTTTTGACTTGATGCACTTTGATATAAGCAACCACGCGGGGCATTTAAAGTATTTAAAAAGTTTAAAGGAATATCATTTTTTAAACGGCTCAATTTTATTTGAAGGCGGGAGCAAGGAAAGGGACAAAGTCGAATGGATGAAAGATTTTCAACCTATCAATTCATCTGGTTTAAACTTTATTACAATTAACGAGGACTTTCCCTCTTTATCCTTAATGTTATGAGATTAGCCGTTGTTGCCTCAGGTTGGCACTTCCCCTTAGATTTCTATGATTCAGTAGCACGGCAAATCGTTGTCAAAGATTGGGAGTATAATTTATTTTGCATTTCACACCGTGACCCAAAGTATTCAAAGGAGGAAAAAAAGGGATTGGCATTAAAGGAATTTGACACCGTGCTTTACAAAGAAATTGCAACGATTGAGCAGATTAAAGACTTAGGTTGGAATTACAAAGAATACCCGAACACCGTTGGCGATTGGGGTTGTTCAAATCAATGGCTGGAGGAACATAATTTCACGGAATACGATTTGCTTTTGTTTACGCATGATGACAATTTTATTCATAACTACAAATGGTTTGGGAATATCATTCACTTTATGGACGGCGATTGGGAAATACTTTCTAATTCGTGCGGTGACCCTGTTGGTTGGCTTCGGGGAAGTTGTGAGTTCTTTAAACCTTCTTTGTTACAAAAGATTGGCGGTAAGTTTGATTTATCATTGGTGACCTTGAACAGGGAAGAAGAAGTTTATTCACCAGATAAATGGGTTGATATTTTTGATTGGAACAATACGGTACACCCGTTGATGAAATTTATATCGGATAATAAGATAGTAGTTGGACATCTGTCAAATACATATAGACATTCAATGTTTGTGTCCGAGGGGGAACGCGGATTTATTTCCCCAATTTTAAAAAAATAATATTATATTTGTATAATAATTTAAAAAAAATGAACACAACAAAACCTCAAGAAATGTACGGGGTAACCTTTCGCAATAAGGTTATAAGAGAAAGGTTGCTGGATATTCAATTTGATTTATGGAAGGCAACAGGGAAAAAGCATTCAATGGAAGCGGTGCTTGAAGTTTTATTGAATACTTATAAAAGTAAAAATAAATGAGGATTGGCATTGTTTGTAATTTAAGCAGCCCAACTACGGACTACTATCGCACGGTTAATCCATTTATTAGGCTTCGAGATATTTATCCACAGTTTGCCATTAAAATGATTAACCCTGATACCGTTAAGTGGTATGATTTTTACGACGTTGATGTTGTTATCTTCCAGCGTGCTAATGGTAACGATTTACTTGGCATGATTAACGAGGTAAAACGAATGGGTAAGAAGATTATCTTAGACCACGACGACCTATTACACGAGGTAAGTCCAGCGAATCCAGCAAGCCAACATTTTAACAAGCCTCAGGTAAAAGAATCAGTCGAAAAGGCGTTTAAATATGCTGATTGGGTTATGACCTCAACCCCATACCTTAAAGAATTTTACTCCCAGTTTTACGATATAGACAAAATTACCGTTGTTCCAAACGCCATTGATTTTAAAGTTACACCGATGCAGCCTGTAAAAAGGGATAAGTTGATGGACGCAAAGAAACGGGTTATGTGGCGCGGAAGCCAAACACACCTCGAAGACCTTGCAACGGTGAAAAACTTTTGGGTTGAGTTGCAAAAAAACGATAAGGTTGAATTAGGAATGGTTGGTTTAGCTGATTGGTTGGGCAAAACATTGTATCCTAAGGCAATTATTGTGCCGTGGAATAATTCATTGTTCCAATACTTTGAAATGGTCAAACACTCAGCCCCACACTATGGCGTATTTCC